CACCCTTTACCGTGGCATATGGGGCAGACATCAGAATCCGGTAAATCCTTCTCCGGCTCCTTCGAGGTAGTCATCGCTATATGTTTGCGTTCCTCCTGTATTCTGCTGACCATCTCCTGTAACGGGTCCACTGCCTCCACCTCCTGTATAATTAGAATCCAGATAATCCACATATCCACTGTTAAAAAATGTACTTCCGTTCTGCGGCTTCCTCCAGGATGCATCCCGCTTAAGGTCATCCTTGTATCTTTCAATACACCTCTTAAGCTCATCCTCACCCACTTTCAGGAGCTTCTGCTTCTGGGTATCGGATACCTGTCCCTTCCCCTTCTTGTGTGGGTACAGCTTCCACAAGGTTTCAAACAAGGCAGATGCCTGCTGCTTCCTGTCGCCGGATGCGCTATATATATTATCTTCTTTCTTTATTTCCTTCTTTCTTTCTTCTATTGTTGTCGTTCGTTTGTCGTTAGAATGTCGCTCGCCTGTCGCCTGGGTGTCGTCTTGCCTGTCGTCCGACTGGTACAAGTCATAGTTTGTTATTGTAAATACGCTATATTTGTTTGTCGCCTTGCTTGTCACTTCGCCTGTCGTTTTTAGATGGGAAATTCCTGTCCTAATCTCCCTTTCCGTAAGCCCTGTTTCGGATGCAAGGTTTTTGATGGATGATACAAAAGAGCCACGCGGGATAGTTGTACCCATAAATTTTCCATCCTTCCAGTTGGCCTTCAAGAGCATATGGATGAATAAAACCTTCGTGTTTATGTCCTGATACCATTCCCAGTCCAGGAACTTGCGGTAAAGCTTAATATGTCCATCCATCCTATCACCTGCTATCAATGTCTCGACCGGCTTCCCACTCCTTATACAATGCTATCCAATCCTCCAGGCGCATTGTAACCAGCCATGTGCCACGATTACGGCGGTGAAACACGGCTGGGTATATTTCCTCACCAAACGGTAATATCTCCGCCCCAGTGTCGTCTACAGCCTGCCTCATGGCATCCTCAATGTTAAGGCGCTCAACTCTTTTGCACTCTATATGTATACCTGGAAGTCCCACCACATCCGCGTCTCCGTTGGAGCCGCAGTACTGTTGACCCCTACGGCAGCTATATCCATGGTCCTTAAGGAGATTGGCAAGTTCCCGTTCACCACGCTTCCCTTTTTCACGCTGTGCTTTCCCCATCTACATGCCTCCCGTCCCGAACATACTTATCTGGCCTGGGATACCCTTGCTCCTTACCCCGTTCACGAACCTCCTAGCGCCCTTTGTAGCCGCCTTCATGGACTGTATCCTCCTGTCCTGCCTTGCAATCCAGGCAGCGGCTTCATGGCGCCCCTGGAGCGTTGAATCAGGTATGTAATATCCGTCACCATTGTCCAGGTTAATGATAACCTTACTGTATCGCATGGCCTCTATCGCCTCACGGATACGTCTATCCTTATATCCAGTTATCCGGCTGAGTTCCGCCCTACTTATGGCATTCTGTTTACCTACGCCCAGGGCATTGTATACAGCGCATTGGATAACATCAGAATTTTTTGTGTATCTCAATTCAATCCCTCCTTTCGGGCCGGGTAAAGGAGGTTTGATAGGTCCCGGCCCAGGGTCAGAAAGTATATCGTGACATATTAGCAATCTGACCAGTACTAATTTCCGTTGTATGTATCAGCCCGTAGGCATTGATACTGATTTCAATTTACTTTTTCAAAGATTCTTCGTATTCCTCGATGACCTTAAAAAATTCGCTTGCCTTTAACTCTTTAAATCCTGCAAGGTTGTCAAAATCACAATCTGCTTTAAAACTTGCATACAATACATTGTTTATCATAAACAGTCTGCTGCTTGTCCGACCAAATACCCTAAATTCAAATGACAAAATAGGTTTGTGCGGTGATTTCAAACCTAGCGCCTTGCATTTATTAATCCATGCTTTTGCAGGTAAAGAATTTTTCTTAAACAAGCCCGGTATATCCTTCTTAAAATACTTTCCAAACTTATCAATATCACCATCCGTTGGACAAATGTACAACCTCTCTGCCGATTGATAATATTCATGAGTTTCAAAACCTTGCTCCTTTGCGAACTCCACAAACGCAGTATTTACCTTTTCTGACATGGCCTTATAATCTATGTACTCTTTATAAATTGGACTGTCAGACGTTACTATGTAATACTTTTCCATCTAATTCTCCTCAAATGCTAATCTAAATAACTTTTTCCAAACTCCTGCCGGAATTCTTCCCTGCTCCCATAGTGTGTCTCATAGTATTCCTGGGCCATCCTTTTAAGCTGCAGGTCAATTGTGCTGTTTTCCTGGGTTCGTTTAAACCTAACCCCGTTGGGATGTAGGTCATATCTCAACGGCATGATAAATCCTCTATTCTCTGACTTTTCCTTGTACCCCTGCCTGCCCTCAAATATATGGTGTCGCTCCACATAGGGGCTGCCAGTAAAATAACAGTGGTCCATATCATACGTGAATACACTCCATAACTTTTTAGCCATCCCGCGCCCTCTTTTTATAATGCTGGTCATATATATCCATCATCCGTTCCAGCTCCTGTGGAGGAAGCGTCTCTATCCCTATTTCCTGGCACTCTGATACCAGACCATCAATAAGATAGCTCATCTCATCTGTATCGTAAGTACTGGACCCTCGCAACATGATGTATGTGCGAAATGGGGTTCCGTCACTGGCAACCTTAACCTCGCCGGTTGGCTTGATGTGGTATGTCTCTGCCTCCAGGGCCTTGTTTTCTCCCTCATCATCATCTGGCACAACAACATATATAAGATGGCCGTCCACTTCCTCCAACTTTCCGTAACGGCGGAGCATGAGATTATGCGCCCGGTTTTTGCTTATCCCGGATGCCTCAGCCAGTTTTGTGATAAGCTGCCAATAATATGCATTTGCGTCCAGGCTGCGTTTCTTCCTGTAGACTTTGACGGCAAGTGTCAACATCTTATCGGCCAGCTTGTTGATGTCGCTGCTTACATCGCTATCAACTTCAAACGTAAGCAGGAACCGTCCAGTAATCCAATCCTTTGTGACACTTTTTAGCATCCCCTTACAATCCATACGTTGTTCCTCTTAATTCCATGGTAGACCTGACTCAGGGTCATCTGGCGGGATTGTCTCAGGGTCTGGGGTGGTAGGCTTATCCGGCTTTTTTTTCAGGACATTCATTGCATCTCGGAACTGTTCTATATTCATTTCATGGATGTCATTCAACTGATAATTTTTTAGGATTCTGGTCTTACCAACCCCTGTCCTTTGCAACTCAAAAAACAGTGTGTTAATATGTGCCTCCGTAATCAGGTTAGACTCCTGTTCCTCCGGCTGATTCTCAATCTGTCCCAGCTTGTATACCACTTTGTTGCTCTTGCGCCTCTTGATTTCCAGCGCATTAATGTTGCGGTTATCATCATATCCGATACGTGATACATAAAAGCGGTCGTAGCAGCTATATTTCGTCTTGCCGTTGCGGTCTTTACCGTTCTCGCAGATTTCACAGTTATCCTTGCTAATCCAGATAAAAGGAGCAGTATACAACTCTCTGCCAATACCCCAGTTAAAGCAGGCCCGCTTAAAACTGTCAGAGGCAAGGCCCTTCTCCTTCTCGGTGTTGCTTTCTGTGCCGGTATCCTCTTTCTCAATCCACAGCCCCTTCTCCTCATCCCATATGGATACAATACAGTTTGCATTATCCCTGCAATGTCTTCGTTGCCAACCCATGGGGCCTACTGTCTCATCAAGTATGTTCTGGTCTACTCTGGCATCCTTATACAGCAGCAAGGACAATCCATTTTGGGATACCGTCGCAATCCTACAATCAATCTCATCCTTTTTCAGCAGCCGAAATTCAAGCTTCGCCTTCTCCATCCGTTTCACACTCCTTTTCCGTCACTCGGCTGGCCCACATATCAGCCATATGCAACAACAGGTACAGAGGTGTTTCCTTTCCCTGTATCTGGTACTTAAAGTTACCATACATACCGTTGTGCATTAGTATTGCCCAGTTCTCATCCTCTGTCAGGTCAATATGACGGCTTGCAATCTGTATGGAACGTACTTCATGGTCGATGTACAGAAGGTCTGGATTTCCGATATACGGTTTTGTGGGGGACTGATATGGCTCCGCATTCTTACCGCGCCCCTTAAGCATGTTGATAATATAGTTCGGTTTCCCAAACTGTCCAGCCTTACCAAGGTCGTGAAGCAATGCACATAGGATGACACTGCTCTTATCCACTTCTGGATACAGGATGCCGGAAAGCTTGTCCATCAGTCCATATACATTCAGGCTGTGTTCAGCCAGTCCTCCAGGGCAGGCCAGATGGTACTGTGTACTGCATGGCGCTGTATAAAATCCCATCTCATCCATTTCCACCAGAAGGTCAGCAATACCCTGCCTGCCGGTTGATAATAATAATTCCTCGGTTCTATTCTTAATGTTTTCCATTTAAAAATCCTCCATTTAAATTTAGTTCATACTGCCACCCATCCATTAAGTGGATGGTATCCTGCAGGGAGTTCCTGCAATCCCTGCGCTCTGCTTCCCGTTTCCTGGCACTCATCACATACATGACCTTCTCCCGGGTCAAGATAACAGCCACAGGAATCACAACGGTATGGATGCATCATCCCCAGCCTCCTGCTGCGTTTTCTTTTTTATCCCCAGGATGCCGAATACAACATCATAATCTACGTACTTCGCGGAGCTGACATATTCCTGTGCTGCTTTGATTCTTTCTGCCGCCATCTGACCTTGAATGAACAGGTCCATAGGCACATTGTTCATTTGGATATTAGATAGATTTGCCATCTTTACAATCCCCTTCCACCTGTGCTATATTATTGATAGTGTTAATTTTCATCTGGCCGACCGGAGTTCGCACCTCCCTCGGCCTTTTTCTTGCCTTTCCGTTTCCCCAGCCGAAGGGGTTAATCCCCAGGGCTGCTGCTGCACGGTTTGTCCCGTTTCTGCGTCTGCTCATCCTGCACCTCCACTATGTTATAATTAATATAGGAAACAGCCTTACCATTCTGGCTTTTTCCTTTGGTGATACTGACAGCATATCCAGCCTTGACCAGATATTTTGCCATTTCAAGCTGCTCCTGAGAGTTAAGTTTGCTTCCGGGTATTAATATCCTCACTGTGTTCACCCCCTTCCTATAGGTATGTACCCGGCCCAGGTGAGGACCAGGAGCGTAACCGTCACTGCCAGCATGACCGCCAGGGCCATCCTCCAATGCTCTGACTCCCTCCGGCTACGCCTCTCCTCATCCAAGCTTCCGGCCAGCCAGATGTTGGCCTGGGTCAGTTCTGGGGTAAGGCCACGGATGCGCCGGGACGGGTCCGTTGTGAGGGGCATGTATTGGATATCTGCTCTACTCATTGGCTATCACCTCCTACCCTATCGACCGAATCTGACCATACTTTCCGCATCCATGGACCGTCATACCGCTTCTTGCGCCGCCTGAACGTGACCATCCGCCGTCTGCCCATCATGTTGGTAAGCACTGCGATGGTGGGGCCTACGATGTCCAGACGCCAGCCGGGGTATCGGATGGCTGCCTTGGTGCGGATGGCTAACTCAGTTACTTTTGTCATTGGCTTGTCCCTCCCCTACTGCGTCTTAAAAGTAACTTCCATCCCCGGATATTGTGCAACCGGCATCCTTTTGGCATCCGCGACCATCACGTTTGCCGCCAGTGCCCACTGCACCACGTCACAATGCTTCTTGCCATCCAAATAGCACCAGATGGTCCTTGTCTTATTCTTTCTCATTGGCTTGTCTCTCCTTCCTGCGGCATTTCCAATCCTGTCCTCTCCTCAAAATACTTCCTTGGCACCATGCCGGGACGGGTCAAAAATCCTTTTTCCTCAAGCTCCTGATTTAGCTTCCCGATGACCTTGTACGCATGGCTCCTGGAATATGACAGGACTTTGGCGACATCATCGGCTGTCATTAATGGGGCTATCATAGTCCCTTATCCCCCTTTCCTCATTTACTTCGCCCGGTCTTATGTGCATACAACTCACGCGCTATTGAATCGTAGGCCGTTGCCATTCCCCACAAAGAACGATAGATGCAATTGGGAGACAGGCCAAAATTGGGGCACTCGCTTAAGTCAATTGTTATTTTCATTTGCTTTCATCTCCTCTTGTTTTTCCGTTTTTCCACCTGTTAATCTTTTACAAGGTCTGCAACCTTAACACCTATTACGCTCGAAACTTTTTTTAATGTGTCTATATTCGGACTTACCTTTCCATCTTTCCATCTGCTAATACACCCAGCCCCAAGTTCTGCCAACGCTTCGACCTCTTGGAAGGTAATGTGTTTTTCTTTGCAAATTTCTTTTAGGTTGTCATAGACCATCCTTACTCCTCCCTCCGCATGAATTTTGTAAATTTGCGATAAATAACAAATTTATATTGATTTTCTTTGCGATTTATAGTAAAATAAAGTCACCACAACAATATTGAACAAACGCATTTTCGTTTTCATTTGCTATTTATCGCAACTTATGTTTTTATTATACGCGTTTTATGGCAAATGTCAAGTTAAATTTGCGTTTTTTCGCAACTTTTTTTGAAAGGCAGTCATATGAACGTAAAAGAAAGAATTCAATTTCTGTGTAAAAAGAATGGGATTACCAGTAAATCATTAGAAGAACATCTTGGTTTCGGAAAGGGGTACATCAGTAAAATAGATAAATCCGCTCCAAATCTATCAAAAATAAAACCAATTGCCGATTATTTCGGAGTCACTGTCGATTATCTTCTTTCCGGAAAAGACGAACCTAAGGAAAAATCCCCTGAACTTACTGCACGGGATGAACGCGATATCAGCCGCCGCCTTGAAAAGACCCTGTCTGATTTAGAAGGACAGCAAGGGGCCCTTATGTTTGACGGTGCCCCGTTGGACGATGAAACCAAGGAACTTTTAAAGGCCAGCCTTGAACATAGCATCCGGGTGGCAAAAATAAACGCAAAGAAATTTACACCAAAGAAATATTTAAGTTCTGATAATCAGGGGAAGTGAGCTTATTGGATATACGGGGTGAAGTCGCTTATTTAAAGCGCTATTATAAGACAGAGAATCCTTTCGATATTATTCGAGCGAAAAACATTCTCTTATTAAACGAGGAGCTTGGTCTTGTCAGGGGATATTACAATCTCGTTCTACGTCAAAAGCAGATACACATTAATTGCAACCTTGGAGGTGTGCAAAGACAGTTTACTGCTACCCACGAGCTTGGACACGCTGTTATACATCCGAAGTCAAACACGCCGTTTTTACTGGCCAATACTTACCAGTCTGTGGACAAGATGGAAATAGAAGCCAATAAATTTGCCGTAGAATTTTTGATATCTGATGATACGTTGTACGAATATTTAAAATACCAGGAATGCACTATAGAACAGACAGCCCGGATTCTTGGTTATCAAAAGGAACTGATTGAATTGAGGTTAAAATAGCCTATGGCATTTTAATAAAACTAATGAAAAGAGGAATGGGATATGAAAAAAGGTGGTCATTTAAAAAAGATACTTATTGGATTTGGTGCGTTAGCAGTTATTGGAGTAATCGGCTCTAGTTTGGGCAATAGTGGTGACAAAAAAGTAGCGGATAATTCTGTGAAAAGTGAAAATAGTTCTACCGCAAGCGAGACAGGGGTTACTGGCGTAGATGTCCAAAAAGAAAACGCTTATGGAGACATCCATGATTTTGATTACGAAACATCAAACGACACTATTATATTAAAATCTTATAAAGGAAAAGATTCAACTCTTGAAATACGACCATCCTACACATTGGATGACATAGAATATAAAACCGATATATCCGATTTTCAAGTCGGTATAGGAAATCGTAAGGTCG